GCCCTCAGAAAGGCGAACCAACGTTAATTCCCATGAGCGGAGACGCAAACGTATATCTATACAGCACAGCAGAAAACAAAGTATATAACGGAAATATCTGGCTCGATAGTACAAACGAGTATGCACCACGTCTTAATCAGGTACACAGTGATTTAGGACCCGATAAACTCGTACAAGTTTTTGGATCAACGAAAAAAAACGGGTCTGACGAAACAGCGGCAATTTTTAAAGCAGACCTAAGCAGTGTAACAGGCGCAACAATCAACAATCTGAGACAGGCTTTTGCGGTTCAACAGTTCATGGAGGCCGATGCAAGAGGCGGCACACGATACCGTGAAATCGTCCGCAACCATTTTGGAGTGGACATCGATGACAAAACCGTCCAGATTCCCGAATATTTAGGTGGCCAGCGATACATGATTAACGTTAGTCAGGTTGTGCAGACAAGCGCAACAGATGCGACAAGTCCACAGGGCAATGCGGCCGCAATTTCTGTCACACCTTTTATGGAAAACAGCTTTACAAAGAGTTTTCAGGAACACGGCTATGTAATCGGCGTATGCTGTATCCGAAATGATAACACCTACCAGCAGGGAATTGAAAAGCTTTGGAGTAGAACCGATAAATTTGACTTCTATTGGCCGGAATTTGCACACCTTGGAGAACAAGCAATCCTTAACAAGGAAATCTATGCACAGGGAACCGCAGAAGATGAAAAAGCATTCGGCTATCAGGAAGCATACAGCGAATACAGAATGGCACCTAACCGTGTATGTGGTGCATTCCGAAGTAACGCTACACAGCCGTTAGACGCTTGGCATTATGCGGACAATTACAGCAAACTTCCGACGTTGTCGCAGGAGTGGCTTGCAACGGACAAATCAATCATTGACCGAACGATCGCAGTGCCGTCACAGCCGCAATTTATCATGGACGTGCTCGTGGAAAACGACGCAGTCAGACCCATGCCGATTTACGGCACACCGGGCCTGACAAAACTATAAGAAAGGAGAAAAGCCCCAGAAATGGGGCTAATTTTGTATGGGACTCTTAGGAACACTAGCCG